CCATTTCCGCCACCACCTAAACCACCAGTGTTAGAGCCATTTCGACCACCGCCACCACCACCGTAATAAGTAGCAGTTCCAGTAATAGAGGTTTGGATTCCTACTCCTCCTATAGAATTATCACCACCCGAACCACCAACAGCACCAGCACCACCGCCACCGCCTATGCGATAATTTGGCGCACCAGTACCTGCAGCCCCGTTGTTGCCTTGTCCAGAATATCCAAGCCCTCCAGGGTATCCTTCTTGATATCCACCAGCACCAGAAGCACCATTTCCAGCATTTCTGTTAAAAGTACCATTTTCTCCTCCTGCACCACCACCGCCTGCAGCAAAATAATTTCCTAAACGCGAACCAATTCCGTTGTTGCCTTTTTCTGCAGATTGTCCTATGCCACCTGCTCCAATAACAACGCTTAATGTTCCTGCTGGCAAAAGGGCGGAAGTATCAAGAACAACTCCACCTGCACCTCCACCGCCACCACCTGAACCACCTGCGCCTCCGCCGCCAACCACAAGAATTTCTGCAGTACCAGCAGTACCAATGGTAATAGAACCAGAAGCAGTAAATTTATAAATTGTCTTGCCTGCACGTGAAGATGTATCAACGGTAGGTGAACCAGTAGTTGCTGTAACTGTGGCTTTACCAATACCAGTTGTTAAACCAGCAACAGTTTTTGTAGAGATTTTTCCATTACTTAACTTTGAAAAAGTCATTAGGAAATCTCCACTCCTGAAATGTGAAAGTTAACTGTTACCGCAGATGCAAGTCCAGCAATAATCTTTGTAGTAGCAAGTACCTGCTTTAGGCTCAAAGATACTGAGTCATTTGCTGGTACTGCTGCACCTGATGCAATAGCCACACCGTCTAAAGTTAAAGTAAATGTAGCAGCAGATGCTGCTGTATTTGCAATAACAATATCAGTTACAACTGTTGTAGTTGATGCTGGCACTGTGTATAGTGTTGTGCTTGATGTTGCTGCTGCTCCCCTAAAGAGAGCCTTTGATGTTGTAGCCATTAGTTACTACCTCCGATTATGAGTTGTGCTTCTTCTTCTGTAATTCCTAGACGGTCAAGGACTGCCTGACGTGCTGCAATAGCAGCAGTCTTTTTTTGCTCCTCGGCTTTAATCCTTGTTTCTGATTCTGCAATTGCATCAAGAATCTCTTTTAAGTCATCTCCTGTTGCAATGTGGCGCTCGCCATTAGTATTGACCCAGTATGTCTGCTCAGTTGTCATTATTTCGCCAATCCGTAAATGTAGAAAGTGCCATTAATTGTTGCAGCGCTACCTGTCAAGATTCCAAAACCATTATAGGAAGTTGCTAGTGTGTGTTGTCCTGCAAAGGATTGAATGCTGATTGTGCTAATTCCCGAAGGTCCTACCGAGTAATAAGTTGTTGCAGTTGCCAAAAATGGACTGTATAAATCTACGGTAAAACTTGCAGCCGTCGTACTTACCGCAGGTAATTCGTTAAAAGTTGCACCTGTAGTTCTTGCGGCTAGTGCTGAGGTTCCTGTGCCATTTAGGTATTGGTGGTCATAATTTGCCCCAGTTGCATTTGTCGTGTCGGCACGCATACGCATTTGTGGGTTCAGGCCACTTGAGGCGGTTCCCACAAAAATAATTTTGTAATTATCATAAGTTGAAGAAAATACAGGTGCAGCATTAGAACCAAAGTTTATTGATGAAACCGAACCGCCTGTGCTTGTTGTCTGTATCAAAGTCAATCCGCTACGAGCAACGCTATAGGCTTTAGTATTAGGCATTAGTTACCTCCAAGGAGTAGTGCTGCTTCTTCGGTAGTTAGACCAAGGCGGTCTAGGACTTCCTGACGTGCTGTTGCTTTGGTTTCCGCTTGTTCAAGTTTTAACACTGCTGCTGCTTGCTCGGCTTCATATTGAGCAAACTCAATCTCGTTCATTTCGCGGTCAACTATCTCGCCTGTTTTAACATTGTGAATTCTTACGATTGGATTGGGCATTATTTGACTCCATATACTCGAACTGTGCCAGTAGACCAGTTGCCACCAGCATTAGAAAATACTAAAGATGTAACTGCTGAATTAGAATTATAACCGCCTTGACCCTGCTGAATGTAATTGCTGCTGTTGCCGTCTAAACCAGTAAGGATGTTTTGATAAGTCTTTGGCGCTGTTGTGGAAGCGTAATCAAAGATTGTCAGCATATAAGAATTATTGGCATCTGTTCGCAAAAGACCAGAGTTGTTACCAGCGTAGCGAGAGGTGTAATCGTTGTATAAAGTAAAAGCACCACCCGCGGCATTTGCATAAAAAGCACCTGTTGAACTGCTTAAACTAGTTGAGCCGTTGATGGCCACTCTGAACGAACCATTGGCGGTTGCATTAGTCATTCCAGTTACTAGGACGCGAAGGTCTTGATATGCACCGCTTATTGTGCTTACTGTGGTTGATGCGCCTGTAAGAGTGGTGGTGCTAAGTAATGTCATACCACCAGTTACTGATATTGGTGCAAATGTACTATCAGCCTGAGCAACAGTATAGGTATTGGCTACGCTAAATGAGTTGACTGTCCATACAGTAACTACGTCATTAGCAGTAAGGGCTGTAAGCCCAGTAATACTTGTGCCGTTAGTTGCTGTGTAGTCATCACCTCGGTCAAGAAGCACGCCGTTAAGGTATACAAGTTCCTGTCCTACTGTGTAAGCAAGCGTTCCGTATCCTGTATCACCTGCACCAGATACAGATGTTTCTCCTCCAGAGGCAGTCTTAACCCAAGTAGTAATAGATGATGATGTTCCAGGAGCACCAGCCTGTCCATCACCAGCAACCGTTACCCAGTTGGTTCCATCGTATACTTTAACTGGCATATTAGTACGCTCCCATAATTGTCATCATTGTTAAGTCTGCACCAGCCGATGCTGTTGCATCCACCCATACGTCACCAGAAGTAGGTGATGATGGTGTAGTAGTTCCTGTAAAGATTCTTTTGCCTGTACTTGCACCAGTTGGCGTAAGTGGCTGAACCTTGATTGTTCCTGCTGTACCAGTGTCAGTACCCATACCAAGGAAGTCAACAAAGTCATAAGTGACGGCAGTTCCGCCTTCAATCTTAACCTGCGAGCCAGCCTGGATTGTTCCCCAAGAAGATGTAGTTCCATCTGTAGTTAGATACTTGCCATTGTTTCCACTCTGGCTAGGTACTACATACTGAGTAGAGTCTGTAGCCACAAGAGTCTTGCTAGTCGGAATAGTTGTCCCGTTAATGGATGTAGCAGTTGCTACGCCCAACACTGGGGTAATGAGAGTTGGTGTGTTATCCACTACGAACTTGCTACCCGTACCAGTCTGTGAGGCGATAGATGTTACGTTGCCTACAGATGTAATAGGACCAGTCAGGTTAGATGGGGCAAGTACTGCTGTGTCAATGTAGTTCTTAGTGGCTGCATCTTGTGCGTTGGTTGGGTCACCAAGACCCGTAATCTTGTTGGTACCCATAGCAAGTGCGCCAGACATTGTGCTACCAGACTTGAGTACTACCGTGTCAGAGAAAGAAGCATTGTCAGCCAAGGCTGCAGCAATCTCATTAAGTGTGTCAAGGGTAGATGGAGCACCGTCAATAAGGTTAGCGATAGAGGTGTCTACGTAAGCCTTAGTAGAAGCATCTGTATTAGATGTAGGCGTACCTAAATTTGTAATCTTTTGACTGTTAGCAGATACTGCTGCAGTTGGTGCGGCCATTTGGTCAAGGCGTGAAGTACGAACCTGTGTGTCAAAGTCTGAGATGGTAGATGCTGCCTGTGTACCTGTGTGGTTAGCACGAGCAAGTGGGTCTGTAGCCAACTTAGATAGAGCAATAGCAGCAGAGGCGTTGATGTCCGCATTGACAATACCGTTGGTAAGGTTTAACTTGCTGTAGGCAATCTGAGCAGATGTGTTAACGTCTGCGTTGACGATTGCTCCAGTACCAATAACTGTTGTAAGGCTAACGTTGCCAGTTCCATCAAATGTAACTCCACTTGCTTCTACATCTCCAGTAAGTTGGAATGTACGAGCAGTAGCAAGGGCTGTGGCAGTGGCTGCATTACCTGTAGTTGAGCCAGAAGAACCAGTTACGTTACCAGTAACGTTACCTGTAAGGTTTGCTGTGACTGTGCCAGCAGTAAAGTTGCCTGAGGCATCACGGGCTACGATTGCTGATACTGTGTTGGCTGAGGTAGCAGTAGTTGCTGAGTTTGAAACCTTGCCTGCTGTAGAGATTGTACCTAACTTAGTATCTGCAATTGCTGCACTAGCATTAATGTCAGCGTTAACAATTGTGCCATCTGTAATCATTGTACTAGTCACTGTGCCAGTATCAGTTGTCTTGACTAGGTTGGCAAGAGTAATTCCGTGTGCAGTGGTTGTGTTCTCAATGTGCTGGTTGGCTTCACGATAGTCACGACCAATTGCCATATGGCGAACTACAGCACCTGCTGAGTGAGCCTGACCAGTTGAGCCATCAATACCACGAGTAACGGTAAGAGTGTTAGTACTTACCGCCGTAACATCTACAATTTCTTCAAGGGCTGTATCTGGGTCAATGACTACGGTGAATGTTTCACCAGCAGAGATTGTTGTTCCACCCAATAGGGCGGAGCCAGACACCACGACAACTGATGTCGCAGATGAGGTAAGTGCTGCAGTCAGCGTTGTCTGCTGCGAGCGAGATGAGTATTTTCTAGTTGGCATTGACGGTCCTATCGGCGGGAGAAGTGAACTCGTGGTGGATAATTCTGCTGTTGCGATTGCGTTTCTTCATTAAGACGCTGTGTGTATAGTGCGTAGAGTTGCTTAGTTGCACTCTGTGATGCACCGTATGGGCGCTTAGAGTCTGTCTCATCAGCCTGTGGGCTAACTTGTGAGGCACGTGCAGGGTCGAGGAATGTGAGCAAGCGATAGGCTGCGCCTAGGATTACTACATCTCTTGTTGACTCAGGAAGTCCTGTCTGTGTTGTGTAGACCTGAGCATTAGTTGTGAAAGCAGTTGGGTCTGCAGCGTAGACCACACGAACTGTGCGTCCTGAGATAGGAGCCTCGCCTAGTGTGATTGTCTGTGCACCTGCACCCCAAGCGGTTGCATCTGCTGTTGAGTCAAAGTCCCAGCGACGCAATGGACGCCATTCCTTTGAAGGTCCGATGTCTTCCCAAGATACTGTCAAGATATTCTTGATGTCAAGGTTATTGAAAGCATAGGTTGACTGTGCTGCATTGAATACAAACGATGTGCTCTTGACTGCAAAGATGCTTGCTCCAAGAGAACGAATAGTGTCATTGATTGCTCGCTTAACGCTAAAGCGTGGGAAGGTAGGAGAAATGGTAACCTTCGCATCTAGCAAATGTGTAGCAGCAGTTGTACCCAAGTAGCCACGACCATAAGGAGATACGGTTGCTGTGTTAGCAACACGGTCATAGGAATCTACCCAGATTAGTTCTTCGTCAATCTCAACAACACCCTTACCTACAGAGTCGGTAGACCCAAGGCTAAGGATAAGTGGGGAAGAACTTGTTGATGTTGTCGTGGTGACAGGAGCAGTTAAGTGTGTAGCCCTATCCTGTTGAAAGGTATAGCCAGAGAGGTTGATGAGAACCTCGTCAATCATATTGGCAAGAGTGGTTGTCATACGCTGATGCTCCTTAGGGCTGTAACTGCTTCTAATCCTGTGGTTCCAGCAATCTCATTACAGACAGCGTTGAGGCCCTTGTAGGCATTAGGCTGACGTGATGAACTTGCCTTGTAATTAAGTGCACCAATGATTGCTTTGCCAGTTGTACCAGCCCAGACATTCGCAGCACCTTGGGCATCCTGATACTTTGTAATATCTGTAATACCCGCGAGCCTGTTCAACTCAGCAGTCAGTGTGCTACCTTCTTTGCCAGTTGGCATAGTTATCTCCTTTTGGTCATTGCGTTGTAATAGTGTTCGTCAAAAGAGAACCGCTTCATATGTGGAGCAGTTGCACTTGTGTCACACCAGAGTGGAATTCCTACCTTTTCGCATAGTGCAAAGAAGTAGATGTCCTCTCCGATAAACTTTGTTCCTCGTCCCATCTCCATAAAGAATTGCGCCTCTGGCAGTTCCTTCTGGATTTTCTCAACTACGCTGCGGTGCATAAGGATGAACCCCATACCTGCGGCCCCCACCTGGATTAATTTGTCTTTAGGTAGTGGGTGTACTCGGACTAACCCGAAGCCACCGTCTTTGTTATCTGCAAAGTTAAAGAGCGTAGGCATTGGAACCATTAAGGGTTCTTCTGGATTGTCTGTAGTGAAGTAGACTCCAGTGACCATTGGCTTCTCGTCTTTATCCTTGGCATTCCATAACTTGAGGAATGTCTCTGGACTGATGACTACATCTGAGTCAACCCAGAGTAGCCAGTCAGATTTGTTCTCTTCGTACCAATATCTAATTACAGTCTCACGTTGTCTAGCAATCTGGTTACCTTGGCTACGTAAGGTGGAGTGGAAGTTTATGCCTGACTTGAGCATTACATCTGTCACGCCCTGCATAAACTTTCCATCTACCATACCGTTGTCGCACCAGGCGATTGATACTGTCTCTTGCATTGTCCCCTACTTTCTTACCACTTAACTTTGTCAGCCCAATATGCTGCACTCATCTTGCCTTTGGCAATGTTCTTCGCGTGTCTAGCCTTAAAGGATGCTTGGCGTGCCGTAGGTTTCTTATCACCAGTAACACCCTGTTGACCAAAGCGAATAGTCTTAACCTTGTCGCCCTCCTTAGCCACAACAACGTGTGACTTCTTAGGATGAGTCGGTGTACGCTTTGGTTTATTAAACCCAGATACTCCTGCTCGCTTTAGTCGTGGGTCGGACATATTACTTAATCTGTCCAAACATATCTCCACCGCCGCTTACGCCACCACGCATACCGCCACCGCGAGATGGCGCTGTTCGTGAACCGCCACGTGATGAACGACCACCTTTTTGAGTTGAACCTCTTGGTGGTGTCTTCTTCTTTGGCTTAGGCTCAACAACTTTTACATTGCCGCTATTTGGTGCTGTTGGCTTAGGAGCATTAGGATTTTTCTTTGGCTTTGCTTCAACAACCTTCTTTGGAACTGTTGTAATTTTCTTTGAAGGACGTGCTGGTTTAGCCCAAGGGTCTTCCATTGCTGATTTCTTTTTCATAACTGCCATTTTATTATCCTTTACTTTTTAGTTGGTGTATCCATTTGGGCGAATGCCATACTTCTTGGCAATCATATCTCTGGTCTTGTTTAGGTCTTTAACAGAACCAGCCTTCATAAGTTTACGAAGTTCAGCCTCTGCAGCAGCAGAACGCTGTGCGAATGTAGATGGGCTTGGCTTAGGAAGTGGCTTGGTTGGCTTAGGCATTACTTCTTCTTCGCCTTCTTCTTTGCAACCTTCTTGGCAACCTTCTTCTTGGCACCGTATTCAACCATACGTTCCATCTTGCCTTCTGACTTTTCGTGCTTCTTATTAGCCTTCTTTGCAGCCTTCATCCCTGCTGCTGTGTAAGGAAATTTCTTACCGTCTACCATTGGCATTAGATTGCTCCTATTTCTTTAAGTACCGCTGCTGTGTTTTTGTTTATGTCTTTAGCCTTAGGCATTGAGTCTGCGTCATACGCTTTACCCAATGTCTCAGAAGCCTGATAAGCCTGCTCTACGTGAGCGTGGGTAGTTCCTGCTGGCTGTATGCCAGACTCCCTAGCCTTGCGGTAGGAAGCCAGTTCAGAGTTCCACTTCTTATCAGGTATATCTCTTGTTGCATCGCCTGCATTTAACTGCAAGCCTCTGGCCTTACACCCGAAGCAATCTTCGTCACATTGTGTATGGTCAATATCTACTTCTTCTTCAGACCTAAACGGTTTATCCGATGTCTGGTCACAGAGCACGCAGCCCCACAGTGTCGCCACAAAATCGTGAGACTCACTGAATCCCCATTCTAAAACTTTACTAATATGACTGTGCATTTTGTCCCCTACTGTACTGTGAAGTTTGCTTCTGTTACTCCTACGTTTGCAGCGATTAACTCTGCCTTTGCTGCATCATCTACTGTGTGGTTATAGCCACCACGATAAACAACATCATAGTTGTCAAGGTCTTCATCCACTGGATAACGTATCTGTGAATAGGTGGAACCAGACTTGACGATAGTTATTCCTTTGCGTAAGTTGGCAAAGTAAAACAAGCGATGTCCACCAGATGGACCTTCAAGTACATACGGTGTTTGGAATGTGTACGTTGCCATAGTTCTCCTTAATGAACTTACTCCTGTGTAGGGATATTGCTACCCCTACACAAGCGTCAATCAATTAAGCGATTGATGAACCTGATTCGATTCGGTATAGTGCTTCTTCACGGTAGCGAGCAAAGCCAAGTACGCCGTACCAACCCATTGGGCGGTGACGCATCAACTTGTCAACTACTGGTCCGATGACTACGTGTGGCTCTTCAGCAACGGCTTCTGCCATTGCTTGCTGTCCAGCGAGGATTGTGCGGTACACCTTTGCAGATGAAGCACCGTCTGTTGCTGAGTAGAGACGTGGTGACTCAACGAAGTATGCACCTTCGTAAGTTCCAATTTCTCCAGCCCAGATGCGGTCTTGTGCAGAACCGTACTGGTTAGGGAGAAGCCATCCTGCTGAACCTGTCTCTGCGCGGAGGTCGTGTGAAACTTCTGGGTGGATACCAGCCCAGTAGAGTGAACCCTTGCGAGCAGTTGTCTTGTTAGCACGCAACTTTGCAACAGCCTTGCGGATGTTTGCAGAAGATAGTGTTGCTGCAGCAGTAACTGTTGCTGTTGATGTTGCTGTTGAACCTGAGTAGATGACGTTTGAGCCACCACGTAGAGTTGTCATAGCAATAGAATCAATTGAATCTGCGAGGTTGAATGCAATGATGTTAGCAATTGCTGGGTCAACATCTGCAAGTGAGAACAACTCAAGTGCACGAGTTACTAGAACTGAGTTACCGTACTCGTTAAGAGTAATGGTGACTGATGTTGGTGTTGACATTGCTACTGCATCTGGGTCAGCATCTTCTGTGAGTGCTGTTGTTGCTGTTGAAAGGTCAACGTAGCGCTGTAGAACTACTGTTGAGCCAGGGATTGACTGGCGTGCTGGGCGCTTGTCGGCTACTGAACGAATAAGTGGCTCGCTGCGAAGTGCGAACTCAAGAAGTCGGTCATAAGCCTTCTGAACTAAACCAGCACCACCAGCGGTTCCTCCAAGAGAGGAGGAGCCTGTGGATACGTATGTGTTTGCCATTTAGGTATATTTCCTTTGTAGTTAGAAACTATGATTATTTATTCTTGTAAGCGAAGTAAACTCAAAATCTCGTCTGCTGATTCAGCGTGGTCGAGGCGGTAGTTTAGGTCTTCTGCTTTGTCAGGTGTGTATGCACCCTGTGTAACGACGTCCTGCTGACGTAATGCAGCGCGGTCCATCTCGTCTACTCTAGGGGCTTCCTCTTGCTTAGTTAATCCGAACAAGTCTCCGTTTTCGTCGAGCCAGTTATTCACTGATTCTTCGTTAACATCATCTATGTCCTTAAGGATTAGACGTACAGCCTTAGGATTCACACCCTTCTTTTCTAGGACTTCCTTGACGGTTCTCTCACGTTGAACCTTGGATAATGATTCCAATTGGTCTGTGAGTTCCTTGATTCGTTTCTCATCATTACGCTTGGCTTTCCGCAACTTCTTTAAGAGGTCGCTTCCATCCATATTGCCAGTGACTTCTGTGTCCAAGTCATCGTCTTCTTCATCCCAGTAGTTGTTGCTCATAGCAACTTTCCACCCTTCTATTTGTAGTAGTCGCAAGCCTCAGGTTCCAATCGGGGGAGTGGTCTGGCTCTTGCTATCGGTCTAGTACGCTACACGGGGCCGATAGGTCCGTATAGGATTCTTTTAGAATGAGCCTTGGCGCGACTTGCCTAGGCTGTTCTTACCCATTCCTGCTGAGCCTTGGAATCGTGCTTGCTCAATAGAGGTAAGTGATTCACGTGCACGCTTTGCTGAGGCCGTACCCTTGAATACTTCTGCCTCTGCTTCGGTTTGTCCGTAATCTGGTCCTTGTGAAATCTGTGATAGGAAGTCTGCACGAGGTGTAATTTCTGCAATGGTTGAATATCCCTTGCGTGCTTCGTCCTTAGTAACTCCAAAGTCTGCAAGGTCTGCAGCAGTTGATTGCGCTACCTTCATATTCTGGACAAGTCCTGCTCCACCAATTTCTGCCATTGTTATCTTGCGCTGAAGCGCTGGCAATCCTTCCTTAGGGTCAAGGAATGATGAAACAATGTCTGTCTGGTTAAGCATTGGATAGTATTCTGCCAAGGCTTTCTTTGTATCTGGGTCAGCATTCTGGACACGTGTTACGGCAAGACCAACCCTATCTGCAACCTCAGTAGGTGATACGTCGTTACTAATAAAACTGCTTAATGTTTCTGGCTTTGCAAGTCCTGCTACACCATAAGAACGCATTGTCTCTGTGTATTGTCTTTCTAAGCCAAGGTATGCTGCAGGGCTAAGTACTGGCTTACCTGCTGCAGAACGGGCCTTGTTCGCAGGGAATCTCTTCTGGAATGCAAGCGCTAATGGGTCACTGCTATTAGGGTCTTGCATAATCAAATCAATTGTGTCTTCTGAGTAACCCTTGATTACAGCATTTGTTACAGAATCACCTAGGTCACCGATTCCATAAGATGAAAGAAGTGCCTTGATTGCAGCAACTGAATCAATCTGCTGTCCTGTTAGACCAGTGTTAAGTGTATTAGGAACCTTACCAGTGCCACCAGTTCCGCCTGCACCCGTGCCACTTGCTGCAGCGCCTGTAACTCCAGCAACGACTCCTGCACCAAGGCCACCTAGTGGTCCTAGTCTTAAATAGTCGTTTGCTGCCAGGGGTTCAGGAGTAGGTGCATTTGCTGGAGGATTAACGCCTGCGACAACGCCAGCACCTAGACCACCCAGTGGTCCTAAGCCTAGATAATCATTTGCTGCACGACCTTGAGGAGCAGCAGCACTTGCTGGGGCTGATTGTCCAGTGTATAGCAAGTAATCTTCGTATGAGGTTCTATCCTCTCGTGGCAGTCTCTCCTGAGAACGTGCCCACTCTGCCTTTGTTAGTGCCATTATCCTGCCAAACCGAATGTCTGGGCTAACTTGCTGGCTACTCTAGCCATCGAGTCCTGAGCATTCTTAGTAAAGCGCCACTTCGGATTTTGGCGCAGGGATACTTCATAGTCATAAAGATTCATTAGACCCTTAGGGTCTTTTGCTATATCTTTAAGTTCCTTAATGTCAATAGTGTCTGCATCCTCTTCAAGGATGTTTGCACGTGATTGAAGGTATGGACTAAGCAACTGCTTTACCGTGTAACCAGCATCTATCTTGTCAGTAAGTGCTGGGAAAATAGTCTTTGCCTGTAGGTTAATTAAGTTCATATTAGCCTTAAGACGGTCAGTGTTAGATGCTGATTCTAATACCTGCTTATTAAGGGTTGCTTGCGAAATAGGAATACCGTTTTCAAAGTAAGCATTCTTTAGGGTTGTGTAAGCAATACCAAACTGTCCCTTGCCTAGGTTTACTTGGGCTACAGGGTCACCTGCATCTGCTGCCGCGATGCGAATGCTGGCATATTGATTAACATACTTGTTAAGTAAGTCAATACGCTCTTGCTCAGTTACACCTCTAGTGGTTACATCCACACCTTTGATGTTCTTTGCCTTGCTAATCCGTGATAATTCAAGAGCATTGAGTTCCTTGTAGTAGGCATCTACGGCACTCTTAGGTGCTGGCTCGCCTAGCATAGTTCTAAATGTGTCTTGCATCTCAGCCGCAGCCGCTGGTCTTGCTGTTATAGAACCGCTGGTACGTCCTGCTGTACCTGCGGCGCCAGTATCAACATCTACTTTAATGGCCTGAGTAACTGCTCCATCAAGATTAAGTGTAGTTTTAGCAATCTGCTGGTAGGTAAGGGCGTTAGCAACCAATCCAATAAGTCTGTCTGACGTTCCAAGTGTTCCGTTTACTGGGCCATCATAAAGTCCCGCAGCGGAATACTTTTGCTTAAGGCTTTTAATCTTGGCTGCGCCAAGACCGTTAAGATAAATACCCAACTCTGTTGAGTTATCTAAGTATGTAATCGCACCCTTATCATCATAGATTGCATAGCCAGAGATTGCTTCAATCCCAGGGTCGCCATTAGGAGCATCAGGGTTTTCAATTGCTCCTGCTGCTTTGCTACCAACTTTAGGGTCGTTGTCGTCTGCATCAAGAACAATACTAGGAATTACTTCTCCTGCTTTAGTGGGTACCTTAAAGCCGTCGTTGTCTTTGTCCTCTGCCATTCTATTCTCCAATCAAACCATCAAATAGGCTCCAGTAAAGAGACACAGCATTAGGGTTTTCCCCTGCCGTAACCTTTAGGAACTCGCGTATATCGTCCTTCATCATTCTCTTGCGGTCTGCATCAGACTGAGAGGAACCCTGGATGGAATCAACGCCAGCCTGGTATTCGTCATACTTATAAATCATTGTTGCAAAGATTTCACCTAGAGCCTTGTCTGGTGATTTACCATTGTAAACAACATCGCGTAAGTCATCAAGTGCCTCTTTTTTCATAGCAACAACTGACTCTGGTGGATAAAGTTCTGCAGCCAGTAATGGGTATTGCTTCATAAAAGCATTCTTTTCAATTGCCCACTGGTCGCGGAGGTCTTTTCTACCTTGAACGCTATCGGAGTTGCTGATTGCATCATCATAGAATTCTTTACGAACTGTGTACTGCTGCTTTCCAGATGCTACTGAAGCCTGGCGAAGGAAGTCTTCTAAATCCTTGTTCTTAATAAAGCCTTCAGACTTAAGGTAAGAATATGCAGCCAAGTCATTCTTTCCATTAACAGGAACAAAAAATGCTGCTGCTTGCTTATTGTTAAGCACTAAATCTTTGTTATTACGAACAAAGTCGGCCGCCTCTAGGGTCTTCTGGAAGGATGCTATAGTGCCAGTATCTGTCTTTGATACGGCATATACAGCCTTATCTGGATAGAACTGTACAAAACGCATATAAGCCTTGCTGTATGCCTCTGGGTCACCAGCAAAAGTCTCAAGTAGTTTGATAAATTCTGAGTCCCAACTAAAGGCTCCAGCGTTAATCATTTCCTTAGGAACATCTTTGTTGGCAAATACTTGCACAGAGGCAGGTGCCATAAGGCCCAGACCAAAGCGGATAACCATAATGTTCATTGCTTGCTTCATCACAAAATCTAAGAACGGGTTAACATCTGAACCCTCTTTAGGACCCTTGCCTAGTGAGATACCTAGACGCATAGCCTGAACTGCAGCAGATGCTTTCTGTTCAGTAAGAAGTTCATTGCTGCCAACAATATCAATCATACGTTGTATGTTAATCGGTGCAACCTTACGCCAAAATGCCTGGTCTTTTCTACCACCAGTAAGAATTGGCTCAACATCTTTAATCCACTCTCCCACAATAGGAAGATTCTGCAGCATAATCAAAGGAACGCTAACTAAAGGTCCACCAATACGTGGTGCTGCAGATTCTGGGTCAAGAGATGGTGTTAGCATCTTTACATATCCACCAAAGTTTACTGGTAGTGGATTATATGTTGGGAATCCGAGTCGTTGAAACACTGAATTATTCATAATAACGCTAAGAACGTCATCACCTGGATAGGTAAAGTAGAGTTGACCTCGTGAATCTTTGTGAACGAATCCAGAATGCTGGAAAGTTTGGTTCAATATAGCAATACGCTGGATGGCCATAGGTTCGTACTTAGCGATACGGCTAGCACGACGCCAGAAGTCCTCTGTAGCACGATAGTAGCGACCAAAGTTACGTATATTAAACGCAAGGTTTGTGCGAACATCTGAGTTATCTACGAAAGACAGCGTACGCATACGGGCTAGAGTAAGAGCCTCTTCGTGCACCTGATTCTTTACAAGAAGTTCTGCTGCCTCACGGCTAATTCCATCACCGATAAATGATTCGATAAGATTTGATTGACGCTTAAGCAACTGCTCACGGTACATTACATAGTTTCCGTAAAGAATGGGCTCACGGTCTAGTAGCGCAATCTGGCGACCAATCCAAGCGTAGCCATTCTTCATTACTCGGTCAATAAGTTGTGGTGCCTCACCTGCTTGGTAAGGAATAAGTTCACGGCCAAGGACCATTTTAGGCTTATCAAAGCCTTCCTCGTACTTAGCCAACTGAGAAAAGTCAAAACTAGAGATACCACCACTAACTTTAATTTCTTCAATCAACTTAAGGTTTAAGCGACCAGAGTAATCACGAAGGGCGTTAGTTGAATCTACATAGATACGCTTAGCAAAGCCTTCTGGCCCAAGAGCCTTGTATAGAGCAAATCGCTTGGCTAGTGTATTTCCCTTGCCTTCAATAAACTTTACTAAGGTTTCGATAACATCTTCTTCTTTGCGAGCAATGTTTGTAAATACAATCTGCCCAAAGATATTCTTTTTGCCAACAGTATTCTGTAAGTCAAGGTACCAGTTGAGAAGATACTCTGGACGGTCATAGCGAATCTGTGAAAATACTGATTGAAATTTCTGGTCTTTAATCATTTCAAGAATTTGAGGATTCTCTGTAAGAGATGGTCCATACTGGCGCAGACTGTTTGCTGTTTGCTCACCAATATCTAACTTGAACTCAGCACGGGTGGCAGCACCATTGATTTCATCAGTAACAACTTGTCCATTATTACGAACAAAGTCCTCTGCATATTCAGCAATACGTGCGCCTTTGGCTGTGCGGAGAAATTCTGGCTTAAATCTGTCATTAAGGACAGCCCTACCTACAGCAATAGCCATTGCCTCAGGGTCATCTGCAAACTTAAGAAGTTCTTCACGTGTGTACATAGTCTTCATAATCTTGTACACTTGACGTGAGACGAGTCCTAGTGGACTAAACTCTACTTCTCTTTCTCCTATGATGGTTTTCTTTCCACCAGGGAGTGTTGCCTTACGAATTTGTTGAGAAATTAAGCGTCCAGAAATATATTCTGAAACACCCTTAAGGCCATTGATAAGTCCGTATGTACCAACTTCTTCAATAGAGGTACGAAGTCCTAGACGTGGGTAAAGATTAAGAAATGACCAGACATCCACAGTCTTCTGCGAAATGACTGACTCACCAACTCTGCCAGTGATAGAAGAGAAAATGTTTCCTTTAAGTTCAAAACGGCGAAGGTCAACAAGGTTTGGCATATAGCGCTTGTTTGATAACTGATAGGCACGCACAGCGTACTGTGCTCCATCTAGTTCTGCTGCATTAAAAACTTCTAGTTCTACTGGGCGTACATCTTCAAGGACGGCTTTAATTTCTTTCTTAGCCATCTTAGTCTTGTATAGCATCCCGCCCATAATTGCAAGCGACTTATCAAGTTCTTTAACAACAGAATCAATTGTTGCCGCTTCTTCAGGAGTAACCCCTGCTTTTTTGCGACCAAGAAGACCCTTTTTAACATCCTTAATTTCTTTGATGTCTGCAATCATCTCGCGCATTTCTGCGCCAGTAGAGGCTGCAAGGCGCGAAGCGATTCCCTCGGCACCTGCTGTTTCTGTAACCTGGTCTACAATCTTACGAATACCTTCAGGTGCTGTAATTTCACCTGCTGTAGTAGTACGCAAGATGCGAGTAAACTCGTCAAGGTTAAGTGCTGACTGGTTGACTGAGTAAAGTTCTTTGCTCATTACGTCAATGTTATCTAGGAACTTACGACCATTTTCGGTAAGGTCAAAGCCCATACCAACGCCCATAGTCTTAAGTAAGCCCTTGTACATAAGAAGGCGTTCGCCCTCTGTAGCACCAATCCAGGCAATGCGAAATACTGAAGCGTTGTGCTTGTCAATTACTGTACGAGCAAGACGATAAACCTGGTCTGCACTTGAAGCGTCATCAAGAGAAATCATTCTGTCAAGTTTTGGGGCAATAGAAAGTTGACGAGAAATTGCTCTATCCAAGATTGCATCTACGCTTCTATCTTTAGCGACAAAGCCCTTAAATTTTTCTGATATACCAGCGCGGCCTGCAAGGACGCGAGTGTCTTCTATAAAGCCAAGTTTTTCTGCCCAAACATTCGGACCCTCTTCAATGACTTTTGCAATGTCTGCGATACTTTCTGGAAGTTCTCCAACGCGGTAGCGTTCGATTCCAATACCCTTACCAACTGCATCCTTTGTCCAGTCTTTAATTGAACGAGCCACAGAGTAGCGCGGGATTAAAGGTGTACGACGGATGCCAGCATTACCGCGCATCATATCGTTAACAATGTCACCACTTACAAAGAACTTAAGTGCAGTATCTGCATCTTTGATATTCGGTGCCATATAGAGTGCAACGTCTGTACTGATTTCAGGGTATCTCTCAGTAATCCGAGTAAGGACATCTGCCTTTTGCGCTATTGTGCCAGACTGATACTTCTGGAATAGGTTGCCAAGATTGTCCCAGTATTTGCGAACAGTGCGCTTCTTCCAAGCCTTTTCAAGGTTACGTGGGTCTTCGCCCATCTTAATAAGACCAAATCGTGCTGCGTCAGTTGAACGCTTTACTTTGCCACCAATAATAATTGGGTCAAAAAGAAATGTTACTGCAGTGTCAACTGTTCCAGAGATTGCACTAAATAACTTTTGCGATACTCCATCGCCGCCTATAGGTCCCTTCACGGTAGATGGAGAGATTGTCGCTGTAGTGCCAACTGAATCAGAAAGTTCAATAAAGAATTTCTGTGACGCATCATCGCCTGCTAGGGCTTTCTCTGCTTGAAATGGAAACATATTGAAAAGGTTACGGGCAAGGTCGCGTCCTGGAGAGATTTTTGCATTAGAGTACTGGGCAACAATCTTACCAAGTTCTTTTTCTATCTCTTGGTCTTCTGGTTTACCAGATGAGTAGCGATTAACAATGTCTAGTTTTGCTGGGTCGGCAAGGATTTCCTCCCAGTAATCAAAGAAATTGCCTTTTTTGGCAAGAATTTTTCCAAGAAATGCCATTTCTGGTGTAGTTGATTTATCAACCTTTTCTACTTCAATCCTGTCAAATACATTTTCTCGGTCAGCAGCCTGTTCCCAATACTTCTTCCAAGTTTTAGAATTGTCTGTTGGAAGAGCATCTCTACCGCCAGGCAGAAGTTCTTTGAAACCTTCGTAAATAAATTTACCGTATGTTCCAAGAGTGCCTTCGCCTTCAATTTCGGCAAGTTTCTGTGCAGTATATGGTTGCTTAATTGTTTTAATCTGTGGACGTAGTGCTGTTTCTAAAGCGCTACCAACTGCAGTTGTTACACCGCTTTTTTGTGCTCCAGCATAGGTTCCCTTGATAGCCCCAATCATTGGTGTTATAGATATGGCAGAGCCTACATCACCTAAAGAAACTTTTTTATCTCGGCCAGTTTCCATACCAATGATTTGTTTTCCAAAATCAATTACGGTAGATGTAGAATACCAAAGAGAAGACTTTACTCCACCTATAAAGTTTCCAAAAAAACCTTTATCTTGTTCTTGGTATTTAGGGTCAAAGACATAGTTCAAGGCATCGCGGTACTCTCCTGGAAGAGCATTAAAAGAACGATAAGCCTCATTCTGTGGCAAAGTTGTTAAGTAGTCGTGAGTCTTTCTTAACTCGGCAAAAGCAGCCATATTTGCTTTTTCTTGTGCTGACAAATTTGCCTGTGCTGAAGCGGTTGCTAAACCAGGAGATAACTCTGCAATTTTATTTAATGGTTTTTTAATCATTAAAGACCTCGTGATGCAACAAAATCGTATAGTTCCTGAACTTCTCCAGTTGGGTCCATATCAATCATTGATGCAAGAATCTCTGAAAGAGAACGCTCACGAGGTAGGTTAAGTGCTTCAGAACCTGCACCAGGGCCAAAGTCAACACCACTTGTAATTGGTTCATCTGGACGCTCTGTAGGGGCTGTAAGAGGTGTAATTGCTGGCATACCAGGAATATCCATAGGCATTTCTTTAGCAGCACCGCGACGTGTTGTACCTGCCATAGGTGCAGACTGCTGCTGTTGCATAGTTGCCTGACCCTCTCCGTAAGCCATACCTGAGATGTAGCGTGCTGGTTGTGTACCAGATTGTCCATTGCCACCAGTTGCTGAGATGTTAGCAGGATTATTCTGCGGTGCTGTTGGACGCATTCCGCCTCTATTTTCTGCCATTTATTTCTCCCTACTTAGTGTGCTTAAATTGTACTTTTGAGTAATACGGAGCAGCAGTAAATGCTGACACCTTAGCCGCTATCTCCATCGCTTCGTAAGCATCTGCTCCCGCGTGGATTGCACCTATTGCATACGCTGCGCCAGAGCCTGTTGCGTAGACTCCATCGGCATTACGGCTGACAGATAGGTCATCATCAATATCAAAGATTTCTCCGCAGACTGCAATCAAGAATTGAAAGCGTTGCTCTGATTTCGGTTCATCAAAGTTAAAACCATTTGATGATAAACACTTGCGGAGAGATGGCATTACCTTTGCAATCATAAAATGATAAAGGTCTTCTTTGTCTTGTTTAGCAGGAACTGGAGGTTCCCATATATGTTGTGCTACATCACAGGGCAGGACTTCTCCTGACCCAGCGATTAAAAAGTGTCCCCGTTCAGCAATCTTCTTTACGTCAGGATGTGAAAATATCTTTCCACTGTCATCTGTAGTTTGACTGTCTGCAACAATAACGCAATCTTTTTCGTACTGTAATCCTATAATCGTTGTCATTGTCCCCTGCCTTCATTATCCTCTGGTTACTGCTCTTGCGTTAGCAGCACCTGATGCTGAAAGACTAGAAAGGATTGTTTGAATATCTGGTGCTGCTTGTGGTGCTTCTATTGGTGCTCCACCTTGTTCGGTAGGAGCGCCTCCTGCTGGAACGCCTTCGGGAGCAGGGGACGGTTGCTCAACCATTTGTGGTGCCCCAGCAGGAGGAACTTGTTGCTGCGGAGCGAATGTGGCTTCAATAGCATCTTCTAATGCAACACCCTTTTGACGAGCCTTGATAACCGCAGCAATTTTACGGACCACCTCTGAAGCATCTTGTCCCTGAGTTGCCATTTGTGGAATAGCCTGTGAGAAGGCTGTTAGTGAACCAAGAAGCGAAGAACGCATCTGTTCAATTTCAATCTTTTCAAGTTCTTGTGTGACGTTAACTGTGAATGGAAGTTCACGCATAGCCATATCCTTGGAGATAAGACCGCCACCCAAAGCCTGTAGCATAAAAATAAGACCCTGTGCTGGGTTAAGACCAGCGAGCATTCCGTAGCGAACATCGGCTGAGTAGTCGCCCTTAATGTCTTTGCCTGGACGGTATGTGATTTCGTAAGGTGAACCAGAATCAACACCACGAATGGTCTTCTCTTCTGGATAGATTACTTCATCTGCCTCAAAGCAGAGGCTAATAACATCGCGTAGTGCTGCTGCAAAGATTGCTTGAGCAGACTTAACTTGGGTATCAAATGCACCCATAAGTGCCTGTACGCCTTGTCCAGTGACGATAGAGGCATCAATGTTTCCAGTACGCGATTCTGGATAGCGTGAGCCAACACGCAATTCTTGGTTAAGTACTTCTTGTTCGGTGAATGCTCCTGCTGGAATGTTTAGTTCCACACGGCGTACACCTGCTGGGTTTGCTGTGCGGATGACAGCATCTCCACCGAGTTGCAATTCCTGAACATCGTTAGGAAGTACAATTGGTGACTGAACAGATTTCTCTGCTGCCTCCATAGCAAGCAACGCAAAGCGGTTACGTAGTAACTGGATGCCAAGTACGTCATCAAATTGTCCACGTAGTTCGCCATCAATAGATGGCTTACGTGCAACAACAATCATCATCTTACCAAGTGGATTAGCAGCCTTTGATAAGACTAGGTTGTCCTTTGTTGGAAGAAAAATGATTGACTGGTCTTTGTCATAATAGCGAATCATCTCAATCTGAGCGTTGAGGTCCTGCTTGTAGCCGTAGCCACCAAGAAGTTCTCTTTCATACTCAGGAAATTGTGAGACCAATTCGCCTAGTGTCATTACATATCGCTTAGCGAATGCAACGCAACGTCCGTAGCGGTCAAATTCTGGGTAAGCCCCAATTGGATTTTCTACGCGGATACGTGGCATTTTTGCTTCTTCGTCTAATTCAATGATGAATGGGACGAAACCGTAGGTGAGATACCAGTCAGCACCTGAGTACATATGTACTGCTAGGTCTGAGTGGTTGAAGTAGTTAGAGGCAATACGAGTACGCTTGTCAGCGAACTGGCGTGCCTTATCTGAAACTTGATTTGCTGCCGAGCAGTTGACTGCTGGCAGTGGTGCCATAACCTCAGAGAGGTCACGAGCAACGATGTCAATAAAGTTTGCTACTACGTTTGCATCTACGCCGTCGGGGAAGAAGTCTGGGTAGACCTCAGCGATTTTGCCTTTACGGACAGCAAGGACGTCAAGGTTGCGAGCATCACGCTCATTGTTGCGGTAGCGCATTGACAGTACTCGCGCTGCAACCTGTTCCATTGATAGTGCCATTGTTATCCTAACGTTTGATTAAAATTATTTGTTTACGTTACCGCGAAGCCCAGCGCCGCCGCCGAAGCCCATACCGCCGCGCATACCGCCACCGCGAGCAACGCCACCTGCGCCTGCAATTTTACGAGGTTTAGTTGATGCTGGGCGGGAAGCGCCTGCACTTTTTGTTTTTGCACGCTTGGCAAGTTCTGATGCAAACGCAGCGGCTTGCTTTTTTTCTGCTAATGCTTTCATTGCTTCTGCTTTAACAGCATTATTCTTAGCACGTGTTTCTGCAATAAGTTTCTTTTGACGTGCTGCTGATTCTGGGCTTAACGGTCCGCGTCCCATTATTTAGATGGCCTCCAGTTTGGGTTTAAGTCTTTAGGATTACCTTTATAGTCTGGATTAGTAATTCTATTTGGTCTGTTATCTACAACAATTCCTAGCATTCTTGCTATTTTGTCTTTTTGCTCTTTAGGAAGTTTTTTAATTCCTAATGCAATCATTTCTTCAAGAGGGTTAATTTTTACAGGTTTAGGCTTTGGCTTAGTGGTAGCCTTAGTAGTTACCTTGGGCTTGGGCTTGGGTGTTTGTGCCATTTTGGTTTCCTAACCGTATTGGTCTGCCCATTGTGAGGCAAAGGTTTCATCTAAATTGATTGAGCCACGACCAGCCATCTGTGCCCGTGTAGCCCATCGGTTTGTTTGATACTGACCGATTCTTGTACTCTGTTGCATTAACTCTCTTACGCGGATAACCGCAAACCAGAGAGCCATTACAGTATCTGTAGGGTTTCTAGTGTCAGGCTTCCAAGTAATCAACTGCTGTACCAAGGTCTTCAAGCCCTCAGAGCCTTCATTGCTTGGTAGTTCAATCAAGTTGTTATCCTGGAATCGTCCATCTCTGGTGTTACCAAAAAGGCTTGCCATAGATGCCACACCAAAAGATGTGTCCCATTTGTTCTTACCAGTGAAGTGTGAGTTCAACTGGCAGCCATACTGGGCTAGAAAGTTTCTTAGGTTCTCATCCAGGGCGTAAGCCTTCTGGTGAGCGTTAATCTCAATACGCAGTTCTTGTGGACGATATTTCTCGACCCACTCTTCAATTAAGTCTTGAATTTTCTGAGGAGTAGGTTCTGTCATATTGACAGCATCTAAAACATAAATCTTTCCATCGGTTCGGTTGTATGTAACTACTGCCGCACCTGTGGCACCTGCCATAGCAGGGTCAAGTCCGATTACCGTATACGTAGACTCAGCGTGCTTAGGGTGTCCAGGAACCCCTGGCTTGAGTGGGCCACGCTTTCGCATTCCGTTGACGCTTCCTGCAACGCAGGTTGGTGAGAAGATTGAATCTTCTTGGACGTCTTCTTGCTGGTAGACCATAGCCCATACTGACGGTGCGACTTCAGAGCGTCTCGTAAAGAGAGAAGGTCCGTCCCACTTGGGAAAAAGTCCATTTTCATCCGCCCCATCAATTTCGTTTTCTTGCATATTAGACTTAGGCCAGAGTGTTTTCCAGTTCTCTGGCTTCTCGTCAAATTCTAGCACTGCTGGCTGTGAGAAGTAAGTAAAGGGGGATTTGCCACCTGACCACTGGCCTGGGTCACGAATCATCTTGTAGAGGTCTACTGATGAAATTCGGGTGCCTACGATAACAAGTTTACCGTGACGACCAAGACGGGTGATTACTTCCTTCTGAATCCACTCAAGTTGCTTTTCCCACTCGTGGGCGTTAGAACCCATCACGACGTCATCTAGGATAATCAAGTCGGCACGGGCACCGTAAATCTGGGAACCAAATCCTAGGGCTTGGACCGTTGGGTCCTTTTCGCCTGAGTCTCTACCAGTACCTAGGTAAATCATATCGGCAGACCATTGGGTTGCATCTGCCTTGTATCCACCGTTGGGGCCGAAGGCCACCTGTAACTTTGTGTAGGCTGGGTGTGAGAGTCTAGTCTTGATGGCTCCCAGAAACTTACGAGCCATACCCTGAGTCTTAGAGACGATGATGACTCTAGCATTTGGGTTGGTAACAATCTTGTGGACCACGTAGTTGGTGGTGATGACTGTGGACTTAGCGTGCTCAGGGGGTACGTTGATAAGTACACGGTTGAGAGCGCCAGGCTCGTAGGTCATCGCTGGGTGAATCCATCTAGGTGTTCTGCCTTCGATGATGTCATACCAGTCAAGGTGGTGCTCGAAGAGGGGTGAGTCTAGGAACTGCTCACAGAAGTCGG